ATCAGAAATATTTTGTTCATTTTTAGCTTGTTGTTCTAATTGTGTGTTAAGACGATCTAATGCTTTTTCTCTTACCGCTATATCATTTGTTTTATCGCTAAAAATTGATTCATCTTGTAGCTGTTTTAATTTTGATTCAAGATTTAAAATTTCAAAAGTAAGGTCTCTTATTGCCCTTAATTGTTTTAAAGTTTTTCCGCTTTTGTTGTTTTGAACACCCAACAAGAAATCTCTTCTTTTTTCAAGAACTAAAATTTCATCTTGTTTCTTTTTTATTTTTTCCCTATTCTCTAAATCTTTGTTTTGACCTTTTTGAACAACGCCATTTATTACGGTTTCTTCTGTTGAAAATGCTTTTGCTTCTTTTTTCTTCATAGCAATTTGCTCTTCAATCCATTCAACAGTTTGCTCGTTTAACCTTTTCTTTGTGTCTTTTTCTTCTGCTAATCTTTGTGCTTCTTCTTTTGCTCTTTGTTCTGCTATTGCACCATTCGGGTCTTCTTCTCGCGCTTTAATTAATTCTTTGTTTGATTTTATTAGAAGTTTGTTTATAGCAAGTCTATTTTTAGTTGTTGTTTTAAAATTAATAAAAGCGGTTTTTTGTTCACTATCTAATTCTTGTACTGAATATTTAAAAACCCTTACTAATTTTAGTTCGCCTTCAATTTTTCGTGTTGCAACTTTGCCTATTCCTTCTATTCTTGCTCCTTCAGATGTTTCTGCTTTTGTTATTTTATCTGCATCTTTTTGTAAAAATTGTTGGGTTTCTGCTAAAGATTTATTTGCTGTTTTTGCTTCCTCCGCATTTTTTTCTTTTAGAACTTTAACGTATTCTCTTATTCTTCCTTCATTAAGCTTAATAGCATTTCCGTATCTATCAGTATCAGCAATAGCATCAGGCATTAATTTACCTAACCCCGCAATGGCACTATTTAAAAGTTTTTGTTCATCTTTTGCTAATCCTTGTTCGTTTTTTAAAGAATCATAAGTCCTTCTTAAACTACCTATTGTATTAATAGTTTCTTTTGTCTTGTCTGCTGTTTCTTGAAGCGTTTTGTTTTCTTCTTGCATTTGCTTTATTCTCTCGTCGTGACTTTTGCTTAAAGCGTTATACGCGACAACCAAACCACCAATAAGGGCAATTACTGCTCCTATCGGATTTGCAACCATTGTTGCCCAAAGAATACGCATATATCCAGTAAGAACTTGTGTTGCAGTAGAAAGAGAAAATGTCGTTGCGGTTGCAGTTACATTAGCCGCGGAATTTCTAAGTGTAGCTAAAGTTCTCCTTTGAGCATATACTATTCCTTTTAAATTCGCTACGTTTAAAAAAGCTATTGCTTTTGTGTAAGCATTTGTTGTTGCGGTAGCAACTAAAATTACTGTTTTATATGTAAGAAATCCTCCAATTAAAGTTCCAAGCGTTTTAACAATACTGCTTAAATTATTAGCTAAAAAATCAAACACCTTCATAAGTGAGTTTGAAACAGAATTACCTTCATTAAATTCTTCAACTAAATTTACCCAAGCGTTAGATAATCTTGAAGTCGCCGCTTGTAAAGTTGTTACCTTGTCAATGCTTTGTAATCCAAATGCTATTTCAACTTGCTCTGCAAATGCGGGTAATACTTCTGCGGTTATTACTTCGCCTTTTTTAAGCATTTCATCTAATTCAGCGGTAGTAACTTCTAATGCGTTTGCCATAATATCCATGGCACCAGGTAATCTTTCCCCTAATTGTCTACGAAGTTCTTCCGTTGTCACTTTACCCTTAGAAACCATTTGCTCTAATGCAAGAAATATACCTTGAAGCTCATCTGTTTTTAAACCTAAAACACCCGAAGCTTTTGTCATTGTGCCGAATATTTTTTGCGTTTCTTTTGCGGTAAGACCAGCATTTTTTGTCGCGGCGCGAAATTTTATATACCTATTTGTAGTGGTAACTATTTCAGCACCGTAATCTTCTGTAATTTGTTTTAAAAAATCTGTTGTTTTTGCGAGTTCTTCTGAATCGGTTATAACCGCTTTCATTGAGAAGGCTAAAGAATCTAATGTTTTTGTAAATTTAAAAGCACTTGTTATTGCTCTTGCAAATAATTGTATTCCAGTAAAGGCTCCAAGAGCTAAGAATAATTGTTTAGCACTACCAATTAATCCACTAAAAGCACTTTTGGTTTTTTTAGTTGTATTTTGTAAAGCTAATAATTTTGCTTTTGCGTTAGATAATGCAATATTTGTTTTAGCTAATTCTTGTTTTAAATTTCTTGTCTGCGTAACAAAACTTTTTTGTGACTTTGAAACATTTTTATATGCGTTTGATAAAACACCAAGTTGACTTATCACTTGTTGATTAAGCTGTTTTAGGTTGCTTAATCCAGTAGACATTTTACGGAAACTTGCTTTACTTCCATCACCAACTCCAGTTAATGCAGTACGCATTTTATTGAAACTATCAATAATTTCATTAATATTCTTAATTGCATCTTTGTTACTTATGTCTATCTTTGCCATATTCTTTTGCTTTTTGTTTACTTAAATCAATCATTTCAACCCAAACTTTAATTGGTGTTTTTGAAACATTAATAGCTCTTTTTAAATCTAAATTTCTTTCAAGATACAAAGCATCTCTTTCTAAATTGCTTTTAACTTCTTCTTTATCTTCTTTTACAGAATTAACTAATTTTATTTTAAATATTTTTATTTTGTTTTTTAAGCCTTTCATTTTGTTATCAAGTTTATTTAACTGAAGACCTAAAGGCTTATTAAAATCTATTGTGTATTTTTTATCATTTAAATTATTAATTAAATAAAGTGCTTCTTCTTTTCCGTAAGTATCAAAAATATCAATGCATTTAGAAACAATATAATAAATTGTTTCCCACTCTTGAATTAAACATTGTTTTTTTAATATGCTTTTTAATTTATGATTTGATGTTATTTCACAATATTCAAAATAAATCTCTTCCCATATTAAACTTAAATTTACAATATCATCATTTGATAATTCTAATTTAGAATTTTCAATATCAAATTTTTTTATTAAGTATCGTAAATCTTCTGTCTCAATTACTTGAAAAAAGTTCTTAACTGGAATAGTGCTACAACTTTTAAATAATTTCATATAAATGCAATTTGCGGAATTTTTATGTTTTCAAATTTAGTTAAAATTTCGTTCTCTACAATTTTTGCAATATTTTCTTGTTCACTTGGGTTTAATTTTAAAATACTATCTCCGTATTTGGATTCTAAAATATTAGTTAAATCACCACCTTTTACTTGTTTTGTTGCAGTTACTTCTATCTCACCAAATCTATTTGGTATAGCTTTCATGCTTTGATACCAACCGCCACTCCATCTTAATGTAATATGCGAAGTTCTTAAACTAAGTTTCTTTTTTTGTCTTAATGTGCTACTTGCATATGATCCATCACCTATTAAATTTCCATCGCCATCTGTTCCATTATTAAACAAACGTCTTTTTATTGGAGCAAGAACAATAAAACCACCCCTACTATTTATAAGTTTAACAAAATCTGTACCTATTGAACGCTCTTGTCTTTGCAATTCATAAATATAATTTGCTAAAATATCTCCCGCTTGAGCCATAAATTTATTTTTTAATAAAAAATGGTGTTGAAACTTAATCCAACACCATTTCTCTAACAACCATTAAATAATCTAAAACAAAAATTTTAAACCGCAGTTACTGTTACTAAGTCTCCTCTGTAAAGAACCCCGTTGTTAAGTACCACACTCGTAAGTGTTGGGATGTTGTATGTTTTAATTCCTAAAACTTCCGCCGCTACAATAGAAGAAACAGTTCCAGTATATTTTCCTGGAGAATTTTCTACTACTGTCATTGAACCAACAACGCCATCAACTGAATAAGATAAATCAGCTTGTAATAATCCTTCAACTGGTGTTAAACCATCAGAAGTTAATACTGCTGTAAAATCAACACTTGTTGCACCCGCGCTTGGAATTGAATCAAAAGAAATGCTTACTCCATTTACACCATCAATTTCTTCTGGCGAAAAATCTAAACTATCTCTTAATGCGAATTCGTAATTTTGATCCCATTGAATTCTATCAAGCAACTGAATAGAAAAAGATTTAGACTCAGGGTCTCCACCAAGAGTCTTTGTGTTTGTTAGCATAGCAATCGCTTGCCCCGCTGTAAATCCTTTAAAATTTCCATCGCTTGTTGTAGCTAATCTCCAATTTCCTTCTTCATCTGCAAAGACAAAGTCTAATGCTTTAAAAGAAGTTAATTTTGCCATTTCTTTATAGAACTCGTGTCCTTCTTCATAGGTAAATTTGTACTTTGGTAACCCTAAAGTATTTAATCTATCTACGCCTCTACTATTAGTAGTTACTGCATCTTCTGAACTTTCGTTGTCAAAAGATTCAGCTCCAATTAAAGGAATAAATTTTCCTAATTGAACTTGTTGGTCAATATAAGCTTTGTTCCAAACAGTCGCTTTTGGAATTACAAAACCTTTTTGAATACCAATTACGTGAAGAGGTGTCCCCCATTCTATTTGGCATCCAAGCTTTCCAGTATCGGCATTAGTACCGCCACATGAAGCTTTTTTACTTGCAATCGTTTCTAAACTCATTTTTTAAGTTTTTGAATATTAATTAAATGATTAAGTGAATTAATGTTTTCTGTTTCAAATGTGTCCCCTATTTTATATTTTACAGTTCCACTTTTGTAACCAACAGAAAATTCTTGTATCACAATCCCTTTGTAAGATTTCTTACTTGCAACTTTTTTTGTTGCTTTTTTTATTTTTTTAGCCATAATTTAAAATTTTATTTCCCTTAAACAATTATTATTTAACTCTAAATTTATAGTTAATTTTACAGCATCCCAAATATCTGAAAATTTAGTTTCTAATCCCGCAGTCTCCACATCACTATAATTTCCATATTTTACAATATCAAAATTTAGATCGTAAGATATAGTATTTGCTTGTGTAAAACAATGCAAAACATTATCTAATAAATCATTTAGAATAAGAAATGTGCTTTTAAGCCTTTCATTATATAGCATTTGAGTATTAGTCTCAACTGCTAAAATAAAGTTTAAGTTATTAAGCTTTACTCTTTTTCTATTAATGTGATTTTCTGCAAAAGGCATCTCCAACCATATTAGCGGGTAATTTGAATTACCTTGAGTTTGTTTGAAAAAAGCAAGTAGTTCTTTATGGTCTCCTATTTTAAATAATGGTTTATATGAAATACCATTTTTATCCATAAGAGGTAAATAATCTAATACTTTTTCTAAAACATCCTCTGCTATTATAGTTTTTTTTATGCCCATTATATACCAAATTGGTTTTGTTGTCTATTCCAATAAGTAGGTTTAAAATTATCATAAGTATCGGCAACAAGATGATTCATATCCCTTATAAAAGTATATAAACTTGTTTCCATATTTTCCTCATAATAATCAATTCCAAAACCTACTCTTCTTTCAAGCACTTTAGAATCATATTCCTTACCTTGAATCATATTCGTCATTTCGCGAATAGCTCTCATAACTTTAGGAGCTGAACTTCTTTCTTCAATGTTTTTACCTTGAATTTTTCCGTCACCTATTCCAGTTCGTGTAAGGTCATAATTTTGCTCAAATTTAGAATAAACATAATTTGCTAAAAAACTACTATCGTATGTTGAACAACCAGGGCTTTTAAACCTAATGCCTCTCCATTCAACAAAATCTCCATTTGGATTGTTGTATGTTTTGCCATTAAGTAAATCATCCCATTTTTGGTCAACACCTACAATTAAACCGTTAGACCTTTTTGAATCTAACTTACTTATAAATTCGAGTGAAAGTTGAAGACCTAAACACATAATCAAACATTGACGTTCATACTTAGCAATAAAAGAACTCAACTCAGACGCTACTTGCGTAACATCAGAAGTGATGCTTGGCTTAGCGTGTGGAATATAAAGCTCGTTTTTGTAATATGTATTATTTGTTATCATTAAATTATGTGTTTAGCTTAATTCTTATCTCTTCATAGTAGGAGAAAAATAATCCTTGATGTAGTTACCTACTTCTAAAATTCCTTTTCCGGTTAAAGCATTAATAGTTGAAGAATAGTATGCTTTTTTCTCTCCAGTTGCAATAACTGTACAGTTATACCATCCTTTCTCTAATTCTTTTTTACTACTTTTTTTTGTTTCACTCATCTTATATAATTGTTTAAAGGTTAAAATTTAAAATTACGCCGCCGTAATCGCCGCCTTTACAGTTGCAATATCATCATAAACAAACGCCGCTTGATCTAAGTTTTTAACGTACTGGAAGTAACGTGATTCTCCTACCATTGTGAATTTGTTAGTAATGAACTGGTCATTTATCCAACCTATTCTAACAGAAAAAGGAACGTAATTTACAACGTTATATTTAGTCATATCTGCTACGAAAATTTTACCTACTGGAATTTTAATCCAAGGCTTAATAACGATTCCGCCAATACGAACTTCGTTAAATAATCCCGCTTGTGGGTATAAAGGCAAACCATCAGCGTCTTTGGCACCAACTAACTGTACAAAAAAGTCAACTGGGTTAATTAAAACGATGTTTGGCATATAATGTCCTTCATCAGCATAAGCTTGTGTTGTGTAAATGTCTGTAATAATTGCATTTACAACATCCATGAAATTTGATGTACCTGCTGGAAAAACATCTGTTAAGTTTGCTGCGTTAAAAGTTCGAGCAACAACAGTAGCTCCAGTTGGGTTATTTCCAGTACCATCTCCAAAATAAATTCCGTTTACTTTGAACAAATCGTGCTGTACAGATAAATAAGTTCTTGCAATACTTTCTAATCTTGGGAAATCAGTAACTGCTTCTTCAGTTAAAATTTCATTCGCCGCCGCTTTAACTGGAGTCTCCCAACGGTTCTCCCACTTAAAGTCTATTTGTGGTTTTGTTCCACCTTCTGCAACAAACTCATATCCACCTTCTTTTGGAGTAAGCTCCGTATAAGGTAAACTTGGGCTTGAAGTATTACTAATACTCGCAAGTGCTAATAAAGAAGCATCATTACGCATATTGAAAGTACCTAAATTTGTACTAACATCAAGTGGCGGTGTATCAACAGTAGTACCACTACCAGTTGAAATATCTGCAACAGCTTTTGGTGTGAATCTAACCTCACCAGTTTTGTTTGCAACAATCTGCTCTAATTGAGCTTTATTTTCTTTTAAGAAATTGTTGAATTGTTTTGCAACGCTATCAACTTGTTTTTCTTTAAGAGTAGAAGCAAAATTATCAAATGCCTCTCCTTGCGTTTGAATAGATTTTGTTAATTTCAAAATTTCATCTTTAGAAGCGTTATTTTTTTGAGCTTCTACCAAATCATTTTGAGCTTTTACAAAAGAATCTTCAAGGGTTTTGAACCTTGTGTCTAATGCTTTTTGAATGTTATCATCCATGATTTTAATTATTATTTGTTAATATTCAGTTCTAAAAAAAGTGACATTTGTCGGCTTTAGTTCGATTATTTGCAGTGATTACTCGGCTACACCTAACCATTTTTTTATTTCTAAATTTTTTAATTCTTGTTGTGTTTTAGTTTTTGATATTGTTTCAGTAGGTGTTATTGGATTGCTACCTATCGCCACAGCACTTCCCTCAATAGCTTTTGCTTCGTAAACAGCGTAAAAGTAACCATTTTTTTCAACTTCCTCTTTGTTAGCTATATCATCAATATGCTCATCCCATATTTCTTTGTATTCTGCATCTTCATCAAGTGAACTATTAAAAGCCATTTTTATATTTACATAATACATACCAACAGAATGATTATCTACATTTCCATCTTTATATTGTTCGTACATATATGCATTTCTTTGTCTTTTAATAACACTATCAAAAACTAATGCTTCTGTTTTTCCTTCAACATCATAACCTAAATCTTTCCAGTTATATTGTTTAACATAAACATCCAAATCTTCTTTGTCTGAAATTATTTTATCAAATTTCATTTCATGTTCTTGAATGTGCTTAATGCGTTTATTTTCTTTTACGGTTTTATTCCAAATTCCGTTAATATGAACATCTTTGTGCGAGTCCATAATCATAGTTGTGTTAATTATTGCACGAACTTTTATAGAATTAGGTTCACTTGCAGTCAAATCTTTTGTTGAAATTTTATGTATTTGTTGCATAGAGGTACAAGGCGCACCAAAACCATCAGCTTTTTTAAATTGAGATTTTTTGCTATAAATTATATCTTCCTTGTTTTCTTTTAACCAAGTATATAATTCCTCACGAGTTTTAAAAGTTGGTGTTTCCATAATTAATCTTTTTTAACTATTTGCTTTTCTTTAGTAAGCTCTAATTTTTTATTAAATCCTTTTTGAGCTTCTTTAAGTTTTGAAATTTTTTCTTTTGTGTAATGATTATTCATCTTCTTCTCCTTGTTGTTGTTGTTGTTGTTGTTGTTGTAAATCTTCTAATTGTATATTTTTATCAAACCCCGCCATTTCAAGAGCAAGATCATCTGGAATTCCCGCATTTCTCAACATACTTAAAGCAGTTGCTTTTTTCTGTATTCCATCATAGCGTTCAATAAGTATGAATTGCATAATTGGCATTTTTTCATAAGTACCGTATAATTCATATCTATTATCATCTAACAAAATATTCATTGTTGCCAAAAAAGAATCTAATGTTGGTTGCATTTCATTTTGAATGTAAGAAACCATCGATTCTTTAAAATTGTTATAAGTAGTTTTTTTAGCTTCTAAAGAAATAATATCTTTTGGTATGTGCAAAGCTGTATAAATTAAATTGCCATCTACTTTTATACTTTCATCTAAACCTAAGTCTCTTAACGCAATATGTAAACTTTGCCACTTTAGATTTGATTTTGTTACTATTCCGCGTTTTCTGTTTTTTCCAGAACCGTAATTATTTTGTAACGTATCTTCAACATCTTGCTTTTCAGCATCTGTTAATGGAAAACTACCCGCTTTTGCATCAGCAGTAATTAATTCTTTACCATTAGTTTTTAAAATTACATTTTTAGCTTCTAAACTATCTAAAGTGTTTACAAGAGTTTGCCTTAAACCATCAAGACGACTATGTGTTTCAAACATATTTTCTGTATTCAAACCATTTGGCAAATCATAGAAAAAAAGTAAATCCCTAAAAGGAATACTTTCGTTTTCTCCGTCTCTATCGTAAATTATTCTTGCGTTTTTTATATTATTATTTTTACTGCTTTTTGCAAGAGAAGTTCTAAATTCTTCAGGGTACTCTATAAGATTAGGGTCTAACAAATACATAGATGTAGGAGTAGCCATTCCAGTTGTTCTTCTCAACCAGACAACAGCTTTGCCTTCTGCTATTTGCGTAAAATTATGTGCTTCAAGAAAATCATTTTGTGTTTGATAATAGTTTGGTTTTTTTAATAAATCTAAAATCCAATGATTATATATTTTTTCCCCAGTTTCTTTGTCTCTAATACAAATATCAGCTTGGGAAAATAATTTTGCTACAAATAAAATTGCGGGTGTTAAGATAGGGTGTTTTTGAGCTATTTCTAAATTAGTACCATAGTAGCTATTCCAATTCCCATGCTCTTTAATATTATAAAATGTATCTCCATTAATGTACCTGGTAAAAAAAGGTATATTAATTCTTGGAAGTTTAAATTGCATCCGTATATATAATTTTTACGAACTTACAACAAAAAAATTAAATTGAAAAAAAAAGTCCCTTAATCAAGAAGTCTCACGAACTTGAAAAAAGGACTTAAACAAAACAGAATGTATTTATTCAAATTTACAATTTTATATTTAAATAGGGAACTAAATAAGAAATTATATATCTCATAGCATCAAGCAAATGATCGTCTTTTTTTATTGGAACATCTACACTTTTTCCGTTCTTATCTATTTGCCAAGAATAGTTATCATATTCAAATCCTAAATTTTCACTTCTTACATAATAAATAGTAAAACCTTGAACAAGAGATATTCCAACTTCTACACTTCCGCCTCCTTTTATTGCTCCCATAGCAATATAGTTTTCATTTAACAATAAGTCAATGTAGTTTTGTTTTGCACTATCGCAAACAATAATATCTTTTCCTTTTTTTATTTCTGGGCATCTTAATTTTATTACAGTAGGCAAAGAATCAGAAATATCTTGCAACGGTTGGTAAAGTATTTCCCTAATGTAAAAAGCTCCATCGCCATTATATTTTACTTCAACACAAGCAGTCGGATTTGACGCACCAAAATCTAAACCAAAATAACTTGGGTATTCTAAATTATCAAAAAACTCATAACTTATTTCGCGCCAACCTTGATAAATTTTATTTGGTTTCTCGGCACCAATTCCAAGTCCGTAAACAAGCCAGTTGTATTTATGCGCTGTTCCTTTTTTTATATTTTGTTCGTTTGGCGGAGGTTGATTATGTATCGAAATAGGTTCATCTTTGTAAAACAATTCACTTCCTTTAAGCTCGTATGTTCCAGACTCCCACGGTTCGTATCCTAATAAATGCTTTACAATATTTGGCGGACAATATGCGTTATCTTTAAATGTAGAATGTATAAAACAAGTTTCGGGGTCGTTTCTGTAACCTTCCATAAAGAAATTTTTGCTTGGATTATAATCTGAAATTATTCTATCACTTGTCCTTTGTGCTATTTGTAAATAAACTTCTTCGTTAAATTCTGTTATTTCATTAAAGAAAGAAATATCTTGTGTTGAACCTAAAACTTTACCAATGTTATCCGCGCCTTCAAAAACTATTTTACTTTTAGTTGGTACATAAGTGAAGGTTCCAGTTTGTTTGTTTTCTTTAATTTCTTTGTAAACTCTGTAATCAAACATTATTATTTTTTGGAAATCTTCTAATACAGTTTGCCTACATACGTTTTTTAAATTTCTCCAAACAGTAATTTTAATTCCTTTTCTACTTACCATCTCTAAAAGTAGAAGTTGAAGAATCGAATAACTTTTACTTGATCGTGAACCGCCCATGGAAACTATTTGACGGTATCTATATAAGGGCTCAATTATTTCTGTTTTATTTTTATCAATTATTTCCTGGTTTATTTTTTCGTGATACTTTTTATGTGTTTCTGCAAATGTTTTTGTTACGTCTATATTCATTTTTTACTTTCTGTTTATAATTGAATTTATTTCAAACCTAAAAGACTCTAAACTTCTAATTACTAAATAATCAAAACCGTTTTCTTCAACTAATTTTTTCCATTTTTTTTGTTTTTCAGAAAGATTTGCGTAACTTAAATCTCTTTTTAATTCAAGTAAATAGCAATTAGAATTAAATAAAAATATCATATCAGATACACCGCTAACTACACCAGTAAGTTTTAATGTTTTTGCTTCGCGTTTAGTTCTTTTTCCGCCATTAGGAACAGCAAAAAGTAAACCTCTATATTCTGGATATGTGTTATGAAACCAAAAATAACACTTTTGTTGTAGTGCGTTTTCAGACTGACCTAAAACATCTTTTTCTATATTTTTCATGTTATAGTGCAAATATCTTTATCAATTATTATTTGTTTTGCAAAGCCTTGCATTACTAAATTAGGTTGTGTTTTATTCCACTTTGTATTAATTGGAACTTTACAAATAACATCATTTGCTCTGTAACATTTACTTTTAAAATGTATGCTTAAACATTTGTACCTTTTGTAATAATGAAAAAAAAATCTATATTCTTTTTCTTTTTTTACTTCTGTCATTGTATGGTTTTGCTTTTTTAATTTCGTAGAATAATAAACCTCTTATTGGGCAATAATAAAATTTTATCATTCTTGTAACATTTTTTTTAATTTGTCCTCTGCTACTATTCCTTTTGCAATTATATCCATGTGTTCTAATGCAAATTCTTTTTCCGCAATAGTTAAAGAATCGAAATAATGGTCTAATTCACTTTGAACAATCATAAGCTGAAACATTGTTGTTGTTCTATCAGCTTTCTTTAGTATCATCGATAGTATTCTCTTCTTTGCCATAATTGATTTGTATATTTATTGTGTTATCACCGGTATTTGGTTTTTGACCAGTTTGTCTTATAATTTTTGGTTTAAAAAATTCTAATCCCTTTAAATATACGCGAACAAATTCTCTATCAGGTAATTTTTCTAAGATTTGGTTAAACCTTTGAGCATGATTTGTGTTTATTGCCTTTGTTAATTGCGACCAAGTTTTTACATCAGTTTCTTTTTTTGGTACAACTATTTCGTTTTTTTCCGTTTCTGGTTTTAATTCAATAGTTTGTATTTCTTTTTTCAAAACAATACTCGCCGCTTGTTCAAATATGTCTTTGCTTTTACTCACCTTTTGCATTTTTACTTGCTTGAACATATACTTTTACAAAGCCCTCTATAACTTCCGTCATATTTGTGTCGTTGTAATACGTTTCAGTAACAAATTCTTTTTTTAAATCTTCATCAATTCTTAAAGAGATATTTGGTTTTCCTTTTGGCATAATTATTAGATTAAATGTATATACAAATGTAATGCTTTTTTATTTCTAAACAAAACTTTTTTCAAATTGCGGAACCACACAAACCATAATTCTCACTTCTGAGTAGTTCATTTTTAATTTTTTGATCTTTTGTGGATGTTTTTTGATCACTCCATGTAACATTTTTGAGCTTTTTCTATGATATCCCCCAGGTTGTTACGCGAAGTTACATTTTGTTACATGGCTAAACCCCTACTAAATCAAACACTTAGGAGATATTGTAACATTGTAACAGAATTCTCCCCAAACTTACGTTAGATTATAATAGTGTTAAAATTGCAGATTTGCGTAGCCTCTTTATTCTTATATTATATTATTTTAGTTACAAAAGTAATATATATTTATATAACTTACTTATTTACAGCGTTTTAGGGGTGTAACATTTTTGTAACATTTTTGTAACAAAGTTGTAACACTTTTGGCTATCTTCTTGAGCCTTAACGTTGTAACATTTTTTATTGCACCGTAACACTTATGATTTTTCCAACAGTAAGCCACGTTTTTTATATAAGAGGCGTCTTTTCTGTACGATATCCTAAGCGAAGGCTATTTTTTATAGATAAGACACGTCTTTTTTCAATGATATCTTTAAGGAAGGTTCAAAAAAATTTTAATTTTCAATATTTTCCGTATAGACGGCAAAAAATCAAAAGACGGATATCCTTGGCAGACGCGGAATGTATGGGGGGGCTGTTTTTTTTACATAATAACCACAAAACAAGGTAAAACAGTGCAAATAATGCAACAAAAACCGCTTTTTACAAGAAATATCATACTGTTTTTTTACTGTTTTTTTTTACTTGTAAGAAACTGCAAAAGGTTGTATATTTACTATGTAGTAAGGAAGTAGTATTTGCTTCACCTACCAACACCGCGAAATACGGGGTGTGTGCATAGCGAACCGCTTTTAAAAAGGTTAGGTTTGGTTTATAAAGTTTAAACTACTTTAGAACACGGGAAAAGCGAAAAAAACATTCATTTAATTTAAAACAAAACAAAAATGAAAAATTCAACAAGTACCCCAAAAACAGTAAAAACAGTAGTACAAACTGCGGAACAAATTTTTGCAGAATTTCAAGCGAAACAAATTGAAATGCAAAAACAAATTGAAATAACCAAAGAAATAAAACGCAATGAAAAGCGAAGCACTTCTGAACACGTTTCAATGAAAAACAACGTTTTACTGCTTATTTACAATTCGGGTTTGAAAGGTATTACGGTTGCGCAAATTATGCAACAAAAACCAATTCAAAACAAAAAAGAAGCTTACAACATTCACACTATTAACCGTGATTGGAATAGGTATTCCGCGGTGCAAAGTGAACAGGAAAACCTAAATGAAAAAGGTTGTATGGTTGCTTTTACGGTGGAATTTTGCGAACCAAACCAAAGTTTGAAAAGCAAAAACAACAACCGCATAATTTTACCGCAGGTTTTTCGCGAAACACTAAAAGCTTATTTATTAGCTAATAATGTAACGCAAGAAATGTTAACTGAAATATAAATTTAATGGGGCTTTAATTAGCCCCTTTTTAATACTTGATATTATGGTTTATATTTTAGGCATTGCGTGTATTTTTGGAATTATTGCTTTAATTAGTTCAATACGCGAAATGATTAATTTTCACAAAAAAAACAAATAATTAATAACATGGGGCTTTAATTAGCCCCTTTTAAAAACAAAACACATGGTTTATTTATTTATTACAATTTACGCTTTATTAGTAGCAAGTTTTATTTACGCAACAATTAGAACGGTTGCGGATTTATTAGCAAAGGGGAGATAATCCCCTTTTTTTTTGATTTTTTTTTTTTTTTTTTTTTTTTTTTTTAAATTTTTTCCGTTAAAAAAAGGTAAAAAAAACTTTTTGTTTTTTTTAAACACCCCAATAAAAAAAAAGAA